CTACGAAAGCTTCTTGACCGCTGCTTCAATGAGCATATTCTTCTGTGCATCATCAATGTCCAGATCTTTCAGCATGTCATAAGCATACTCATACTTTTTATCGCCGGACTTCGGCACACCCTTGTACATCTGCTCCGCCGCACTCACCGCCAGCTCGACCCAAGCCACAGCATCTTGCCACGCAGACTCGGACACAGCAGATTTAATGTACCTGATAAGCATACTCAAAGCAAAAGATACGATCAGCATAACAAACCCCATGATCATCTCAGTAATATTCAATCTTATCACCTCACTTTCCCCGTCGCAATGACCTTATCCACCTGAGAAACACGTCTCTTGAACTCCACCCAGAGCGAAGGTCTCTCCAGCATTGTTGCAGGACAATGTTTACCCCAGGAATCATAGTGTCGTACAACATTCTCGGCAGGAATACCTGTCACACTCATGATATACCGTGTCAGCTCAGCCGCCTTTGCAAACGCACAGTCATAGTCACCATCGGAATTTACGCATATCTCGATCCCAATTGAGTTCGAATTGTATATCGGATTCTTATACTTACCCGCTCGGCCTCCCACATGCCACATCTTCCGGCACTTACCCGGCTCAAACTCGCCAAGCTGAATAACCGTACTGTCATCCACCACAAAATGTGCCGATGACTTAGCCGAAGCATTCCTGGACCAGTACCTGTAATGCGCATTCGCATCAGCGCCCTTTGATCTGTTAGCCGTCTCATGTATCACAATATACTTCGGCTTGATCACCACTCCCTTAGTGTAGTTGATGTCGATGAATTTCTTCTCTATCTTCATAATCTCAACAGCAGCGTAGCAACGGAGGATATAACAGCACTTATCAGCGCCGTCACAATATAGTTGAGCCTCTTAGCGGGAGCACCGGCCATAGTACGTATGGATATCAGCATATCGCCGATGTCCTCCTTGATATACATTATATCTTTCTTGATAAGCTCCACCGAAACAGTAAGCTCACGCATAGCCTCCTCAGCCTCATGCTCCTCCTTTTTAAGCTTGGCAACGCTGTTTTCAATTCCCTCCATTTTCATCTTCAAAATATCCATGCTAATACCGTTCCTTCCTGTACTTCACTCTCATACTGCACAGTGCCAGCACAGCATCAGATGAATTGCAGCTGAGTCTGACCGAAAAAGCTCTAACTCTATGACGATTGGGCGAACACTCAAAAACCTTCAGAAAATCCGCCTCGCCGCCGGAGCTTATAACCTTAGGCTCATTTACTCTCACGCACCTGTCAGCTTCCGTAAAAACATACTCAGCGTTCATCTCGCTCTTTACTCCGGGAGGGAGTGTCAGCCAAAGCTTCTCAACGACCTTAAAATCATTGACCTTCCCGAGCTTCATCTCAGCACTGTGCCAGTAGGATTTGATCGGCTCACCAAAATCATCAGCCCTATCTTCAAACACACTTACCATAGGAGCATCCGACCTCGCACAATAAAGCTCATTCCCCACGCAGAACAACTCTCCGCTGATATTATCGAATATGTACCACGCAAGCTTGCGCTCCGAGCTGACCGTGCCGCCAGAGTAAGTATACGGACTTCCCGAGTAGTCCCATACGAAAGTATACTCACCTGCCTGAAGCCAGTATCGGCCGTTATGATCTGCAGAACTGACCGCATCAGCTTCACAAAGCGCAGGCCGCAGAAGCTTGTCCACATTATAGGATATAGGCTGAACATTCTTCTCGTTCTCACGCGCCGTAGACACCAGAATATAAGCACCGCCGTAAGTATTTGCAAACACAAGCCTGTTCTGAATAGTCCGTACCGACCCCTTGATGTCGCACCCGATAACAGGGCTTATGCATCGCGCTTCAAACTCCACAGAACCATTGGAATAATTATAGCTGAGTACATGAGTCTCATACTTCTTAAACATCGTCAGAATATCATACTGACGACCGAAGCAAAGAAGTTCATCCCCATTTCCCACAGCCCGTGTGAAGCTGTTCGGCAGATAGGACGGATCATAGGACACAGAATACCTGTACTTATTAGTTCCGTCACCGCAGAAGAACACACGTGAATCACCGCCGTAAGCAATAGCACAGGTGTATTTTATCCTATCCTTCAGCTCAGGCAGCCCGAACTCATTATTGGCCGTACGCTTGAGCTTGACCCTCAGATAACGCTCAGCCGCAGGAGGATAGTTACTGAGATTCACCGAAAAATAATTACTGGAATAATCGCTGATAGAATATTTACTCGAAGCATACTCAACCCCATTAATAATAATGCTCTTAATAAGAGAAGAAGAAGGACAAAGCACCTTAGGTATCAGATGACGCTTGTAGTCAGAATAAGTATCAAACAGCAGATAATAATAATCGGACAGCATATTTATCTCTTCATACGGCGTTTTCATGTAGTTGTTCGGATCATACCCCTGAGTAATGTGGTACACAGTAGGTATATATCCCTCAACATGATAAGCCGAGCTGCCGTCAATGCGGATATAGTCTATCCCATTGAGAAAGAAAACGCTGTAGCCGTAGAGAAAGAACGATCCTTTTGGAGCCGTATCTTCACCATCGGGAACAGTGAGCGAGATCAATTCCTCAACAGATCCGTCATTAAAAGAGTAACGGTAAAGCTTGGAAGAACACTGCAAAAGAATATGTCCCAGATTATCGTTGATAACGCAGTCGATCCCATCCCCGGTAACGCGTATAAACTCACGCTGTCCGGGACGTGTACGCAGCGCACCGCCGTCGTACCAGATATTTCTCATATCCTGAGCCTGTTCAGGCTCGATCTCGGAGGGCAGATCCTGCAGATTCACACCTCCGTCAGGCTTCTTCCCCGAATCCTCAACAGAAAACTCCCCGACACCCTCAAAAGAGGACTTGAATTTACTGAAATTTCTTTTATACCCCATGGATTACCTCCCATCCTATCTGAATAAACTGTTTTTAACAGCCTTATAAGTTCTGCTATGGGGCAGAGTATTGAGAAGCGACTCATAAATCTCAACCAGACGATCATAAACAGCCAGATCAAGAGTAACAGCAGCGCAAGCCGCCGCAAAGAACGGAATCTGCGCACAAGCCGACTCAGGAATCCCAAGCTCATCGCTTTCGTCAGAGATAAGCCTGTAGTTTTCGATCAGCTCATCGTTTCCCAAACGCGAAACAGTAGTACACCTTGCAACATTGATACCCCAAATAAGAGAATCTGAAATATCAAGATACCTCGGATCATCCCGAGAGATAACAGTACCTCCTTCAGAGTACTTCCCCAAAATCTGCAAAGCAGTATCAATACATTTTTGTACAGTCATGTATACCTCCTTCAATTTTGTAAAAATAGTTCATGATGCAACGGGATTATAAATGCAGCGGGTACGGCCCCCCTTGCCTCCCTTAATTGGTTAAGGGAGGTGGCGCCGCAGCGCCGGAAGGATTAAGGAGCCACCGGAAAGCACTATACCTAGCGCTATTTATCTCGTCATCAAGCCGGATCAGAGAAAATAATCGGACGAGCATCAGTCCAACCCACACCGAAGTCCACATAAGGCACAATACGAGCGATCAGCGGATTATCCAGCGTAGTCTTAATAACCGTCGGACGGGAGATATACACGATCTTCGCGCACTCACGCAGGAGCGAAGCGTCAGCCACAGCCCACTGCTTCTCGCTGAAACCGGCATTACCGCCGCCGATGACCATATATCTCATACCCCAGACGGGATTTGCCGCAAAGGAAGAACCATCGGGATTCTGTTCAGGCATGATCTTAGCCTGCGGACCGCAGATCTCGCGCGCCTTACCCTCAAGCTCAGGAGAAACAAGAAGCACACCATTGGAGAAGAAGTCCGTAAGGAACGGCAGACCATCGGGAGTTACGAAACGATTAGCCATAATATTAGCTCTGGTGATCGCAGAAACGCTCAGCTCCTCGTTAATAAGGTTAGAGTAAGTACCGGCATCTTTGTCAGCCACAGAAACACCGCTTTCATCATAAGCGCAGGCAACAGGATGATCGGTTGCAGCCCAAGCCTTACCATCACCGCCAAGCACAGTCGGATCGAACGCGCTGCCGAACATACGAAGTACACCCATGTAAACGCTCATCGCAGCAGAATGAGCCGCTCTGCGTCCTGCGGACTTAGCCTCACCGGACTTATCGATGCGTGCATACTTGTAGTCGATGTCAATAGAGCCTGCCTTCTCCTGCGGAGTAATGATCGTTACGAATCCGCGGCGCTGATCGAGATTTCCGAGCATACCGCGGTAATCAGGAAGCTCACCATAACCGCCCACACCCTCAGTACGATAATCCACGCTCTTAGAGTCCACTTCACTCACGATCTTCCCCAAAAGCGCCATACGATTACGGTATTCATACTCAAACACCCTGTCGATAAGAGGATAAAGATCATTTTTCCAAGAATTATTAATATTTGTTACTGCCATAATTATACATTTCCTTTCTTTTTATAAATGTTTTAGTTGAATTTGTTATAAGCAATGATATAGATCAGATGATAAGCATTAACGGACTAATCCCCAGGCTTCCCTTATGCGTAAGGGAAAGCTGCGGTGCAAGTATGCACCTGGCCGCAGCGACTGATGAGATAGAACCAATGGTTATATCAGTGTGAAAACTATGCATAGATCATTCCGCAACCTCTATCTCATCCGGCACTGCGGTGCCACCTTCCCTTAGCATAAGGGAAGGCTGGGATTGTAGCTTTTACATCGATCAATACCACTATATAGGTTAGGGATAGTGACAGATGTCGAGAATATTTGCGTTTTTAGATCAAGTATATAAGTTTATATCATACTAAATCACCCTACCCGCGCGCATTCGCATACTCATGCTTATTCGGCGCAAGATAAATCTCACCCTTCTCAATATCGCACCCCACAATACGAAGCGCAAAATCCGCACTATACGCCTTCATTGAGAACATCTGTGCCTCACTGTCCAGCGCACCGCCGACAAATCCCTCGGGGGGAAATACCTCAAACTTGTCACCGGATGCAGCATCGCCGTCAATATCCAGTGTCTTTGTAGCCACACCATTGGATTTTATCTCAAAAACCTTGCCATCCCCAATACGGCGCACATGACCTCCCGCAAAAATATTTTCAGGGAACGCAGCAGACATAGAAGTATCGCAAATACCTCCCGTCATCTCTACATACGCCATAATAACGGGAGCCTTACATGCATACAGCGCAGACGGACTGCAGGCCGCACGCACATACTCACCATTGGAACGCTTGTTCATGCTGTCAGCCGCACCGGGATGATTTTCAAGACAAACACCAACTACAGCACCTGTCTCAGTGGTATCGGCCTTGACAGCCTTACCGTCAACCATCTTCAGAACCTGACCCGGTCTGAGCACAGCCGTGCTCTCCACCTTAACATCCATAGCCTTTGAGCTGTCGCTCACATAATCAGAATAAATTCTCATAAAAAACCTCCTATAAATTATCTTTTAACCGCAAAACTATACTCTCTGGGAGAAAAACTATACTCAGGATTCTCCCTGTTCCATTCTGTAAGCAGCTCCACCTGAGCCGCAGTAAGTCCGAAGTTTGAAGGCTTCTTTCGCGCACCGACAGATGTAGTACGTTCAAGCTTAGCGCGATACTTCTGTTCAGCTCTCCTGTACATCTCGGATTCAAGATGTTTGTAGTCCTCAAAGATAGCCAAATAGTCATCTCCCTTGTCCTTTGCAAAGGTCAGGAACATCTCATCCTCGGCCAGAGCCTCAATATCCACATCGGGATAAGCCTCACGCAGTACCTCCAGCTTGTCCAGCATCTCAGCCGACTCAAAAAGCTCATCTTCCTCCGGAAGAGAAACATTCTCTTCTTCATCCACATTGTTCATTACTTTTTCGTTGTCCATTTTTTACATCCTTTCTGAATTATCAAATTTTTCATCAAGATATTCGCATATCTCCTTAAACTCAGGCAAAGCCAGCATCTTCACAAGACTCTTCACGAACACATAGTTTTCACCCGTAATGCTGTGACCCATAATATTGTTGATAGCCGACATCATAAAAGCCCTCGATTTCGTCAGCGCATCCGCCGCGATAACCTTGGCATCCACCACAGGAATATACATCCTGCCGTTTTCACGCCTGACCATCACATCATCAGGGCGGAACGTAAACACCTGACGCTTTCCGTCAGCCCCTCCGATCATAATGACCTTACTCTCGTCATAAAACTCCAGCGCTGTCATATCGATCAGTTCATACAGCCTGCGGTAAGCATTAAGACGTTCACTTTTCTTCGGCGCACGTCGAACCTCCGCACGTTCGATCAGCTGAGCCAGACCTGTAGATGACATTATCTTCGCAGGCTCCTTACCCATATCCACATCGAAGTTGCCCACAGTCTCCTGAATCATCTCACGCAGCACCTCAACCGACATAAACCGATTCTCAGGATTACCCACACCGCCAAGTCTCATGACCTTACCGATAGCACCGGGCTTCAGCCTCCACAGAGCACCGGGACGCTGCTCAGGCTCCTCGCTGAAAGCATCCTGCTCAGCCAGAATAATATCGGACCCATAGAATGCACTGCTCAGCTGAGTCACAGAAAGCTCACGGTCGATTGCATCCACCAGAGTGATGATCGATTCCAGCTCCGTCACACCCCAGAGCGAATCAGGCTGAGCGCTCCTGCGCTGAATAACAAAAGGAAACCTTGAATTCTGCTCACAGGTAATACGCCAGTACTTGTCAATATGCGATAATTCATAGTCACCGCACACAAGGCTCATGCAGATCTCGCCGTCCTCATCGCGATACCAGTGTTCCATCAGCAGTACGCTGTCTCCTGAATCATCCAAAGGATCAAGTCCGCTGTCAGCCGCATGCTCAGGGTCAATGGAACGTCTTGACAGAATTCTGCCATACTGCCTGAGAAAAGCACGCCTATGCATTCTGGACGTATACGTCACATACTCGCATTCATCAAGAGACTGCGCCGTAGGATCGGGATACAGATCACGTGCATCCACCGCACTGACCCTGACCTCCGAACCATCCCAGTAAACTTTCCACGCAGAAGTACCTGTAATAATGCATCTTCTCTCATTGAGCGGCACCATATCCGCAAGATTTGACTGATCGATAATGTATCGAACGATCTTCTCACGCTGAGAAGCCTTGACGGAATCCATATCATCATCGCGTCCGATAAACTCAAAATCAGGCACATCGGGCTGGATCTGGCTTTCCACATGCACATAAGGCTCATTAGTCACAGCACATATCCAAGGTATTCCCGCCTCCTTGCAGGACTCCGCAATTTCCATAGCAGTACGATGCTCCCCATTATAGTAGTCATAAAGCACCTCCCACCTGTCATCCATCTCCCCGCGGCAAGTCCTGGAATACTCAAACAACTCCCTGACAGTCCTGGCTCTGGAAGCCTTGGTAGAATAATCATAAATGTTTTGTTTCATCTCTTCATCCTTTCATAATGCAATAGTTTAATGTAAATTGATTAATATCGTGGTAGTGTGTAACGACTAAAACTTTACAAATAAGATGAGCACCTCACCTCAAAACCGAACACCCAACCGCTTCACACCAAACCTATCCGCAAGCTTGATCCGATCATCACGCAGAGATGATGCAGGCACAGGCCGACCGGCAATAAAATACCTTATGGCATCAGGTGCATGAGTCAGCTCATGTGGCTCACGGGAAACATCATTGAGATCACGGGAGTCACTCTTGAGTGACGGCAGAGTGCGTATCAGATTAACGCACCCACGGAAGATCGTCAGAGCCGCACGCTCATTTCCAAACTCATCCACGTAAATCTTCAGCCACTCACGCAGATTGTACCACCCCGATACACGATCGTTTTCAGCCTTACTCAGCACCAACCCATGTTCACCGAAGATCGCAGCAGCGGATTTACCCGTATCCTGACGCCGATTCCAAAGATCGGGAGGTGCAAACACCTGATAAATATCCTCGTTTATCATATCGTTGACAGCCTTCGCCGCATCCGAAATAATCAGACCACTCTCATACACCTCCTTATACACATAAGCATGTCCCTGCTCATCCACCGCAATGAAGTACGCCGCCAACATGTCAAGGCCATAGTCCATGGTGATGTATCTGCGCCAATGCTTCGGAATAGCAAAAGGCTCGCAAACATGCACACTCTCGCGCCACTCGGAAAAGTACTGACCGCCCTCCACGCCCCATTCACCCAGCGCATACACCCGATACCCCTCAGGATCATATATTTTTCTCCTTTCCATACGCTTTGAGAACGCATCATCAATAAAATGATTGTCCTTATAAGTGGAGTTCGATAACAGCGTATCATCATCGGGTGCATCAAAGAACCTCTTCTTTATCCAGTGACTTGCACTGACAGGATTGAACGTCATCTTTATCTGATAAAACAACCCATCAGGCAATTTACCTCGCAGACGGTCATCGATCATCTCAAAATCCGCAGGTTCCAGCTCTGTAGCCTCCTCTATCCACACATCCGTAAGCTTACCACGCGCAAAAGTAACGCTTTTAAGCTTCTCACGTGAGGATTGATCCTGTACCCCTCTGAACGTAATGCACGCCCCGGTCAGCTTGCACCGCATACTGAGCGGAGAAGTAGTACATTCCCAGTACTCACCGACTCCAAGCCGCTCAATAGCGGAACTAAGCTCAGCAAAAGTAGAAATGCGGTTGGCTTCTTCGATCTTACGCACACACATCAGGTTTCGACCCGGCTCGCACATTAGCCTAAGAATATACATCTGCGCCGCATCAGTGGACTTACCGCTTCCTGCCGACCCTTTCATAAGAACATAGCGTTTTTTCGACATATGCACCTCACGGAAGATCTCGTTAGCCTTGACAAGAACAGATTTAGTCATTGCTGATATTCCACCTTGATCTTGATGCTGACCTTCTCATCAGGCCTGCTCTGCTTTGCGAGAAGCTCGGAGACCTTGATCCTGTCCTTAAGCTCCACATCCTCATTGTTCATTACCTCCTCCCAGAACACGCTCACATCATCCTTCTTTTTCTTAGCAATATCCATCACCTCCAATCATTCGTGACCTTTTCACTTCTCAGCACTAAGTTGCTGTTCTCCTGACCACACCAATATCATATCACAGCACACCCCCTGATTTCCTCTCACAAAATTCTCACTGGAAATACCTGCCAAACAGAAGTGTTTGCATTCAAACAAAGCTGAAAAGCATCAAATATCCGAAATCACAGAACTATTTACATATCAAATATTTTGGAAAAATATGGTCTTGTAACATTGAGTTCATAATTGGCAGTTTTTAAGGCAGCATTTCCTAAAAATTTTCAACACACCACAGTTCGACAGGAAAAACATGTAAAATAAAGTATAATCTAACCATAAACCGAATATACTGACAGGAGGCACATATGGATACCACCAAAAACATCATCAGAACACTCAAAACAAATACATTCACAAGGCATATCATTACAGCCATAACTCAGCTTGCATGTTCATTTCTGCTCTCGCGGGGAATACTTCTCGACAGCTTCACACCGCTCGGCACAGCCTTTTGTGCAGCATGTGCAGCATTCATGTCAGGTGAAGGCAGAACCAGAAGACTTCTCCCATTCGCACCATTCCTCGGAACAGTCATATCCTACCTATCCGCATCCAACATCGACGGCCTGAAATACGCATCTGCCGCCACACTCGCATTCTCCGCAGGCATCATATTCCGCGACACCGACCTCTACCGCCGCCGATCCTTCATGCCGATATCCGCCGCAATATCTATCCTCTGCACAAACGCCATATATCTGATCACCGACGACATCACTGCCGCTCATGTGATTCTCTACATAGGCGAAGCCATCATATGCGGAGCCGCAGCATACTTCTATATAAATGTAGCATCATTGCTGTCACCCGAACTCTGCCCCGAAGACTATTTCGATCCCCCAAAACAGTCACCCAACGTCAGCGACGTCCGATTCCTAGGCGGAGGCAAGCTTGGCACATGGGGGATCTGCCGAAGCAGCATCCGCGACCGACATAACGAGGACAAGCTCTCATTCCTTGCAGGTTGTATAACGATGCTCATGTCATCATCTCCATCAGGCAGCATCTCGATAGGAATGCTGATCCCGCCGATATTCAATATCATAGCAATGATGCATATATTCCTCCCCACACACCGCCCATACATACCAAAACGCACCGCACCCGAAGGCGACACACTCATGAAGCACAGTCTCATGCATAAATTGGAAGTCTGCCGCGATGCACTGCGCGAATTCTGCAGCGAAATGAACCGCCGCGCAGACAGCCCT